AAGGTATGGGCACGCCCCAACTAGATGCGTGCGATCTGAATGCAATTTGTCCCATTAGGAACTCGCCCGACTCTGGGCTAGAAAATATCTGCACCAAGATTTCTTGGCCGTTGTCCATTACTCCTGTATAGACGCTGTAATCAACTATCTGCGGTTCAGTCATTGCCTGTCCTTTTGTCGGTACTCCGACCCTAGAACATAGATCAAGCCTTGGGTGGGATTTCCCCAAAAACCTTTAAGAATGCGGCTTTTACAAAGATTACCGAGTCGGCGGCCTGTGGTGTGATCTCGATGTGAAACCAGTCGCCACCTGGTGCGCCGTGAATTGTTGGTTTGCTGTATTTCTTCCATGCTTGACGATCGCAACGCCATGCGCGCCCGTACGGTGCAGGAAAATAGTCAAGGATGCACTCAACGCCGAGCGTGTTTGCGTTAGCAACCACAATGTCAATAAACGACACCGCGCCTTTACGGTTTGATTGCGGATGTTTATCAGTTTTGCGATACGACAAGTCAACGGCTCTGCCAGTTGCGTGGACGCTCAAAGTTCCTGCATGACCGCGCTGGTCGCGCACACCCCAAGAACCGTTATTAAACACAGCGTTATTTGATGCTGCGATTGCCTGCTTAATCCACTCGTTCATGCCGGCACGTGGGCCTGCTGATGCGCCGTCGCTGTTGCCTGTGTATGGCCGTGCGTTCGGATTAGCTTTGGCTGTCGCCACGTCCGAAACCTGCGTCTTTAGGGTTAACCCAGCGAAGCAATGGTGGAATGATTGCAGCGATTGCACCTTTGCCATAGTCGCGCGGGTCTGTTGTGCCAGTCGAGTAAACGGCAATCAACGCGCCAACAACCGAGCGCGCATAACTAGCAAACATTGCTTTGTCTTTACTGGTGATTTTCAACATGGTGATCAATCTTTTGTTCTATTCGACCAAGGACTTGGTGGACTTTGCCGTGGTCTTTTTTGTTGTCGCTGCCGATCTTGCCGATGAGTGCCACCAATACAAGGAAACAGCCACCGATGATAGAAACCACAATTTCAGTTGCCATTTCATGCTTCAATAACTGGCGGTAAAAACTCGCCGTATTCGCCTAGTGATGCGTCATAAGTAAAACCAATGCCTGCGTATGTTCCACGAAAGTTGCCGTTGTAACTTGTTTGCAACCAGTCACCTTGAATGCCTAATGATGCAATGTACGCTTGGCCGACTGGTTCGCTGTCTGGAAACGGCAAATCGTTGCAGTCGCTGTTATCAACAACGATTACTTCTTCAACAATGTTGTTTGTTGTTAATGCAAAATGTGCCATGTCTAGACCTTCCATCGAATGTAAACAATCCCTGAACCGCCAGCACCACCTGCGTTTACCGCGTTAGCGGAACCACCGCCACCGCCACCGCCTGTGTTTGCCGCTGCTGATGCTCCTGCGCTGTTAGTACCACCAGCACCGCCAACGGAAGAACCGCCAGCACCACCTGTTGTACCACCGCCACCGCCACCACCAGATTTAAACAAAGAGCTGCCGCCAATGAAAGCGCTAACGTCATAACCAGCACCGCCAGCACCGCCTGTGGTTGTGACACCATTAGCGCCAACTGCTGTTGCACCGCCACCACCACCGCCGCCGTTAATATCTGATGCGGAGTTTCCGCCAGCAAAACCACTTACGCTTGGCGCCATTGACGGCTTGCCAGTATTGCCGACATAACCGCCGCCACCACCAGAACCGCCCATTGTGTTATAGATTGCTTGACCAGAAAAACCTTGACCTTGTCCGCCGCCAGCAACTGACAATGCTCGTGAAGTGTTGTTAAGGCTTGATGATGAACCTGTTGCGTTAGCAGCGCCACCAGCGCCAATTGTTACGGTTTGGTTTGCGTTAAGGTAAATGGTTGCTTGCAGCACTCCGCCAGCACCACCACCGCCGCCAATTGCGCCACCGCCGCCAGATGTACCGCCAGCACCACCGCCACCACCACTAAAAATCAAAACATCAAACAAACCCGCTTTTGTATTTGTAAACGTGCCTGTGGATGTAAAAGACGTGTAAGCATAATTAACACCGCTTATTGTCACGTTTGTAACACCCGTTCCACCTGTGCCTGCGCCATAAATCGGGTTGTTTGCAACGTCAACAAGTTCATTAAGTTGTGCAGCAGTTAGCACCTGACCTGCAACGAAGTCTGGAATAGTCATACCGAGCGCGCTCCTAAGTGTGTCGAGTTCTGCGGCCGTCAAAACCTGACCGGCGGTAAAGTTTGGGACGGGCATATCAAATCATCCTAAGACATTTTCTGCGTCAAGTACGCCATAGATCAAGTCGTCCAAGATCATCTCGTAAACGATTGTGGTTGGCGCGGTGCTGTACAGAATGCTGTGGCCTGTGCTGAAGTCCAATCGGTGCTCAATGCCCTCAACCGATAACTCTTGGGCCAACTGAGTTGTGCCGGTACCGCTTGGGAACGTCTTTTCTATGCTGATCGTGTCGCCAATATCGATTGTCGCCAGCGTGTCCTTTTGGGCTGTTGTCAGCATTAGATATTTGGTTGCCACGGACGTGTAGCGCGGTTCAGGCTCTGGGTTAAGCAGGTATTCGGCAGCGGATTGTATTTCGGCAGCGTCATGCAACAGGCTGTTTGTAATGCTTGAAGTTTGAATAAAATATGTGGCAATTGAGCCAGCGTCCGTAGCGGTGTAACTGTCGCCGTCCAAGCCTGTAACGACTGATCTGTTGATGACCGAGTCCGCTTCAAACGAGATGCCAACACCGTCGTATTTGTATTCTGTGCCGTCGTCCTTAAACTCTGCCATAGGCGCGCTCAAAGTTGTGCCGATGCGATCTTGGAATGTCAACACTCCAGACCGTGACATAAACAAACGCCCGAACTCGGCGGTGTCATTGATTTGGGTTAGGTATTGCAGCACGTTTGTTCCTGCCGGCACGGTGTAGGCGCTGTCATGGCCAAGGTTTACGGTGCCTGTGGCGATGCTTCGAGAGCCTGCTGGGAAATCTACTTCTGGTAGGTCTAAGACGGTTTCTATGCGTTCGCCTGATGTTTCTGGCGTGACGTTTAATTCGTCTAGGTAGGTTTGTGCGAGCAGATAGAACTGGTCAGCGCAATACACGGTCACGGTGTCCAATCCGCCGAGCGCGAAGTTGTAGTCGTAGTTCACGACATAACCGCTAAACAATGATTCGGGCACATCGGTTGAGCTGTAACGGATTAGTCGGACTTCGCGCAATGGGGCAAGCCCAGGCTTAGATTGCGGAGTGTCGTAATACGGGCTGTTCTGGTCAAACGGGTTAAATATGCCGTCCACGTCCTGAATGGTGAATGTCATCGTGCCAGCGCTGAACTGATCGCCCACGTCACGACGACCGCGCCGCACGTTAATGCTGATAGTCGAGTCCATAACATCGGCAAATTCGGTCGTACCGTCCAACACATAGTTGCTGTTGATGTAACTGCTGGTTAATCCCCATGTGGCGGTGCTGGTCGAAGCGTTTGCTGTGCCGTTCCATTGTTGGCTGGTCAGCGTGTAACCCGTATAGGTGTCAGCATAAGTACCATCGAAATAAGGAAGGGCAGACGAGGCTTGTTCTAGTAGCACAGCGTCTAACAAAGTCACGTTTGACAAAGACCCGTTATTTAATTGCATATTGACAACCACGTCAGCAGTTGCTGTAGTGGCTGGGGCAGTTGCCGTAACACTTAAACGAGTCCAACCAGCACCAACATTTATTGTTGTATCAACCCCAGCAGCAATTGAAATTAGCGCGCCGCCACTAGTAAAAAATCTGATGCTTATTCGGTGTTGACGATTGTTGCCAGCAGAGTTGTAAACGTATGCACTTGCCGTATACGACAAACCAACCGTTACAGGCGAGTTCGGTTCGTATGCTGTTCTTGCTGTTAAATCACCTGCACTTGCGCTTGTCATTTGCATTGATGCTGTACCAATGTATTGATTAGTTGTAACTCTTAAAAGCGTGCATGAGGCACCAGCCCAAGTTGTGGTGTTGGTTTCAAAGTTTGGGTTGGTGACAAGGTTGGTGCGTGTTGTTGTGGTGGTGTAACCAGCCAACACGCCCTTTAACGCGTCATTTAAAATGAATGCGTCAACCTGAAAACCCGTGGCAATCTTCAGGTCATAGTTGCCTGAATTAACTACTGCTGTGCCGGGCATTACGCCACCTGTAACTGCAACGGCCCAGCGCTACGCGAATAAGCGCGCAAAGCATTGACAACCGACTCACCGATTTCTGCGCTAGTCGCAAGTCCACCTGTCACGTTGATGTTTACGTTTGCCATACGTTCCTGAATACCGAACTGTGCACCAGGGTTAAGCGTTGAGAGCGGTGCGTTAATCGTTTCCATGTTGGCAATTCTTTGCATTTCTCTGCTGATCGGTGCAGGTCTAGACGTTCCACCACCGCCACCGCCACCACCACCAGCAGGTGCGGGAGCAGGCAAAGACGGGATTGTTGGCATTGACGGTATAGCGCCGCTTACAGCCCTTTGGCTTGCTTCGATTTGTTGCAGGTTGGTTGTTGGTGTTGCAACTGGACTGTCGTTGCCAATGCCTAGCAGGCTGTTAAACGGCCTGAGGATGTTTGCCATTAGACCGACCGCAGGGTTGATCGCGACCATAATCTTTTCAATAAAGAACTTTGCAGCGCTGTTGACGCGACCAATTGCGTCAGCCAATTTGTTAAAGCCGACGGCCATGCCTACGACGGCAGCTGCGGCGAGCACTAGCGGGTTAGTTTTCATTGCCACGTTTAATGCGACGGTCGCTGCCGCTATTGAGCCGATCGCCAAAGCAATGCGCGTGAACACTTGCGGGTTGTCTTGAGCCCATGCAGCAAACGCATTCATTTTTGGCAGTACTGCTTCGAGCACCGGCAGGAATGCGGCGCCGATTGACTCTTTGGTTTCAGCAATGCTGTTCTTGAAGATCGCCATTTTTCCTGCAGCGGTTTCAGCGTTTTTTGATACTGCACCGCCAAAGGTGCCACCTAGCACGTCCATGATTTCGTTAAGGCTTGCGCCTTCTTTAATCATGGTTGCCATTTCTGGGGTCAGAGATCGCAACGCCTTAAAGTTGCCCTGGTATGCCTTGGCAAGCGCGTCGGCGACGGTAGAGCTGTCCATCTGAAGCGCTGTGCTGATGTCCATGACAAGGTTCATGTCGCGCATGGCGATGTCAACGTCTTTGGTGCCTCGGACTAGCGCTTCAAGGCTCTTGCGGTAATCGGTGTCTGCAATGCCAGACGCTCGACTCATCGCGCTTATTTGTTCTTCAATTGCTTTAGTTTGTTTGGCGCTTGCGCCCGTGACGTTTTGCAGCGTAAGCGCTAATTTGGCTTGCTCCTGCTGGTCTTCCATCGCCGCTTTAGTGGCATCGCCAATAGCCAACGCCAAACCACCAAGCGCCGCAGCTGCAGGAACGGCCGCCTTCTTAATTGCAAACTGGGCTTTTTCACCTGTCGTTTCCAGTTGCTTGAATTGGGCAATGGCTTTTTTAATGCCCTTACCGTCAAACTCGGAAACAATGGGTAATACAACAGCCATTAGTCAAGTTCCTTAGAAGTTGCGTCCATGACACGCTTGACCAATTCGGTCATACGCGCGTTCACGTCGTCTTTGTTGCGTTCCCATGATTTCCACATTACTCGCGACGGCTGACCGAACTTGATGTTTAGTTGTCTGCCAAGTCTTCCGCTCGATAAGAAGTCAAATAATCCTGCGTCTGGGTTTTCCCAGCGCACCGTGAATGTAGCCAAGTTGACGTTTTGCCCTGCATATTCTTTGACGCGTTTGGTGTTAATTTTTGCAATGACGCGCTGGTTTAGTTGTCCCCATGGCAATAATTCGGCACCAGATCGCACCGTCCATTTGCGAGCCATACCGCGCAAAGGTGGGCCAAGAGGGATTGCTTGGTATGCGTCGTCAACGACGCTTTGCGTGATTCGTTTGTAATCTTTGGTGATTTCGCGACGCAAACTTTTGTCAATGCGGTTCAGCGTTTTGAGCGCGTCCTTGATGCCAGCGACCTCAATGTTTGCTTCGACTGCCATAGTTACCTCTTTTTGTTTGCCTCATTGAGAACCTTAACGACTGTTGCTAAGTCCCGTGAGTCAAACTGTATGTCACTAGGCCACCAACCGACCGCGACCAAAACCTCTGCTAGTTGGCGGCGGTAGGTGCCGCGTCCGTAGGGTTTGTATCAGTCTCGTCCAATACCGGCATAATGTCGATGTCAGGGTTTTTGCTAATCCATTCGCGCCAGTTGTCACCGACTTGTTCGCCTTTGATCTTTAAGATCGTGTGCATCCAACAGCAGTAATCCGAATAAAGCGGTGACGATGAGAGCTGTTGAATGTTGCGACGTTCTAGCCGCTCCCATTCCGTAACCACAAACAGGTTTGTGTAATAGAACTCTGGTGCGCTGTCGGGGGTGCGCTTTAACTGCAACTTGATTTTCATGTGTCTCCTATGTCGGCTTGGAGCCGTTGATTATGCGGTGGTATCGACGCTGTACACGCCACCCTGAAACTCAATATCCC